GTACTTGTTTTATGGTTTGTAATAGCATGTGTTTTATCCTTCCTTGTTTATAGTTGTGTACCACAGATCGAACATTCCTGGATTGGAAATTCTGACAGGTCTGGATCTTCTTGGTTTGTTCTGGTTCTGGTTTCACATGGTTCGCAATACGTCCAGGTTTCTTCTGGTTTGTTAATCACAGTAGTAACCTGGCCTACATTGTTTCCATTAATGTCAATTAATGTTTTACCTGTGGTACGTCCTGCAATTATATCTGTAATGTGAAATGGGACATTCTGCAGAATGCGCAGGATATCTTGATCTGCGTTATCTGTGTTTAATGTGATTGTGATTATGTAATCCATTGTTTTAGCCTTTCTTGTTTATTAGTGTTAACAAATAGAATGTAGTTTATTGTGTTGCTTCTGTCAACATTCATTTAAATATGCTGCCAGGCAGCGAACAATTCAAAAATAGGAACTTCTGCGGATTGCCAAAACTGCCTGGCCAGGCCCGGTTTTGGTCCTATATGGTCCAGGCCTGCAATCTGTCCAGGGCGGCCCAATGGACAGCCTGTCCATTTCAGGCCATTGTTTCAAAATGTTACAGTCGATTTTCCCCGGTACACCAAGGCCAGCCCGGCCTGGTGCGACTTACCCCGTCATAGAATTTTCCCCATTTTTGTAAACACTCTTTTGATGTATACTTAAGCAACAATAATGGAGTCAACCTGGACTATATTGACGGATGCTGACACAGATCGGTTGATTGACGCGATTGACCAGGCTGATGAGTTCCTCCAGAAAATGATCGCCTTCCGCAGCGGGCTCATCCCGCAGGAACTGCGCTGGCTCCAGTTAGCGGCCCACGAGTTTTACGACAGTTTTTCGCCTCGTGAGTTAGAAGTATTCAAGATGAGATGCCAGAAGCACACCTACCCCATCATCGCCAAAGAGCTCGGGATCTCCGAGGGTAGCTGCAAGATATATTGGGCCCGGTCGATTAAAAAAATAAAACGTGTCATCGATTCCGGTAATAAGTATGAAGACTAAAGACATAGATCCTACCAAGGTCCAGATGCTGGCCAGTTTTGGTTGTAGCTACGCTGACCTGGGCAAATACTTCGGATGTGACGAGAGCACTATCCGTAAGAATTTCCGATCCCAGTACCAGGCTGGCCGCTCTGAGATGAAGTTAAAATTGAGAAATTTAATGTTTAAATCGGCTCAGAACGGTTCGATTGCCATGCAGATATGGTTATCGAAGAATTTCTTAAACATGCATGAGCGTACTGCGATTGACATGACTGGCAATTTAGAAACGATTCTTCGCGAATGCGGATTTCAGGAAAACCCGGTTGATAAAACGAATAATGAACAAGCAAAAGCTTTGGAAGATCTTGGGGTACACCCCGACTCCACAGCAATTGGCCGTTCATAACGCAGATAATTTTCGCTTTCGCATTTGTTTCATGGGCAGACGCTCTGGGAAGTCCTACATGGCGGCCCATGAGATCATGCCATGGTTATTGACCCCAAAGACCAGGGGTTGGATTGTGGGTCCCAATTACGCATTGGCCCAGAAGATTGCCAGGGAGGTCAAGCGAATGGTCATGCAGCAGTTGCAGTTGCCATTGGAGACAAAGAAGGAAATTAACGGTGAGCTTTACAGTATGAAGATTGCCGGATTGGGTAGTGAGCTTGTAGTGAAGTCAGCGGATGCTGCTGACAGTTTAATTGGCGAAGGTAGTTCGCCCCCTGGCAACATGCTGGGGGGCGAAATAAGACTGGCGTTGACTACTTAATAATAGATGAATTCGCGCTCATAAGCCGCAACACATATGAGCAGTATCTCCGGCCCACCCTGGCTGATCGGGAGGGTTGGGCATTATTCTGTTCCACTCCGCGTGGATTCAACCATGGTTGGGATTACTTCAAATATGGGGAATCTGAGGATTACCCGGAGTGGATTTCCTGGCGTTTCCCCAGTACAGACAGCCCATATTTCAAGGATGACATAAATGACCTCAAAAGAACGCTCACTCAAGAAACTTTCAGGCAGGAAATACTTTGTGAATTCCAGTCATACCAGGGAAAATGCTTTCCGCTGGACAGATTTCAAACAGTTCGCGAAGACATTAAGTATGACCCCAATAAGCCGGTTTACGCAGGAGTCGATCCCGGATACCGGCAGGCCCATGTTGTTATCTGTCAGTTACACAACGAAACCGACAGATTCGCCGACATACATCAGATTGACGAGATCAGCCTGACCAATTCTACCACACAGCAGTTAGCGGATGCGATGAAGGCCAAGCCATATCATTATACGGCGATATATGGTGATCCGGCGGGTAGTGGTATGAATCTTCAATCGGGCCGATCGGATTGGAGTGTATTTGCCGCGAATAATTTACGGGTCACCATTAAGCGTGACGCGGTGACCCGTAATGTAGTCAGTGGAGTATCGCATATGCGAAGTTGGTTTGAGGATGCGGATGGTAAGGCACACTTTTTCATGCATCCGAAGTGCAGGGAGTCGCTCAGTTCATACGAAAACTATCATTACCCGGAGCACAAAGCGGAGCAATCGTTAAGGCATGAGCCGGTCAAGGATGGCCGTGAGCATGCGTGTGATGCGCTCAGATTTATGATAGTTAATCTGTTTCCGATCCGCAATAACAAAGCTGGCATGGTTGATTTCGTGTCATCGATTAGGTGAATATATAGAGTAATGTTAACTATTCCAGACCTATCTGAATCTTCTGTCATTTCTGCGCTCAAGCAAACCTTGAACAAGATCGAGGATGCCAGGACTCGCGAGGTGGATTATTTGCTTGACTGGTACGAGGGTACGGAGACAGACCGGTACATTTCCCGTTATTTTAGCCGGGAGACATTAACCCAGGCCCCTATCATCCAGCAGAATCTAACTAAGCGCGTGGTGTCTATTCGTTCCATGTCTTTCAAGCGCAGCCCCAAACTGACTGTTGGTGATAAGTATCTTGATTCGATTGACAAATTTACTTTGATCTCTCAGCGCAGATTATTAGAACGCCTTACTTTCTTACTTGGCACCATGGCATTCCGTTCCAGGTGGGACGAGATTGAGAATCGGCTCACTTACGAGACAATTTCACATTTCACACCGATATTTTTAGCTGGTGACAGTAAAGACAGGCCGGTAGGCATTTGTTATCCCATAGAATTTTATGGGAATGCCAGGGTTGAGAAGCCACTTTTTGCGATTTGGACTGAAGAAAGGTACGGTGTGCCTGGCAAGCATTATTTGATGGATGAGTTGGGTCACCAGATTAAAGTGAATGAAAACGATATTAATCCATACGGATTGCTGCCAGTGACATTCAGCCACCGGTACCCCCCGATCCGCGACTTTTATGTAGGCAATGCCCAGGACATCGCAGATGTTGACCTGGCGGTCAATGTGGCGCAGTTTGAGCTACAGTTGGCCATCCGGTATGGAGCGATGGGGATAAAGTATGTGACTAATGTCGATTCAGCGAGTGATATCCGCATTGGCAGCGACAAAATTATTTATTTGCCTAGTGACTCGAATTTTGGCGTAACCAACAGCGGTGGCAGTCTCACAGAAATTGTAGATGCAACCAGGTTCCTGGTTGAATCGGCTTTAAACAATAATCACATTCGCGCGAAGTATGCCCGTGATGATTCCGGGAATGCGCCGTCGGCAGCCAGTTTAAGCATAATCGAAATGGAAAATGTCGATGAAAGGACAGCAGTGACTGAAGACACCTGGCGGCCGTGGGAGCATCGAAGATTTGCGGTGGATCGCAGGATCATCCAGGTAGAAACTGGCGTAGATGTGGGCGAAGATTATAAAGTTGATTTTCTGGAGCCAAACTATGCTTTAACCCCGGAAAGTGAGGCTCAATATTGGGAATGGAAATTCCGACGCGGCTTATCTGAGCCTATTGATTGGTACGACTTTACGAATACAGATGCAAATGAATCAGATAGACAGCGGTTTATTGAGCGGCAGGAAGCATTAAAAGCCCAGCCGGAACCGCAGAATAATTTACTAACCAGGCTACAAAGTGCTAATAGATCAAGCAGTCAACAGTTATTCGGACACGATTAATGCTTTTCAGGAAGAACTGATAAGCGGGATTGAAAATGAAGAAGATGAATCAGTCATTGAAGAAGTCCTGGTCATATTGGCCTTACTCAATTTCGGTCGTTTAGTGTATGATGAGGATAACGTTGCTGAGACTATGGGCCTGGTGGCCGGGATCAATACCTACATGGACTTCAGCGATAATTTATTGGATGGTCTGCCGTATTTCGGGAACCCGAGTGAAGTTCAGATTCAGGCACTTAGACGTATCCACCGTAACGCGATTAATGGAGTTACGGTAAATGTTGCAGAGTCTATTCGCAGCAGTGTTTCCCAGGGCATTATCAGCAACCTGGATGGAGATCAAATCCGTGACCTGGTCCGCAACAATCTTAAAATTACGGTACCCAGGATAGACAATATGGTTGGGACTATGCTATCCAATTATGGCCGTGCTGTGGTGCTTACAATGACAGACGGCCTGCCGCCAGGAACGCTTTATAGTTATATCGGGCCCCGTGACAATAAGAACCGGCCGGTATGCAGGCAGTTCTTGGATGAGCAGCCATTAACCAAGGCGCAGATACGCGATATTAAACCAGATGCTTTGGAAAATGCCGGTGGTGCCAACTGCCGTCACTTCTTTATTCCTGAAGATGTTCAAGTTTGACAAGATCCTGGATTTTTCTACAGCGCAGATAAAAAAATACGCTGAAGATGTCAAAGAGCAGCATATTGACCAGATGCGTACAGGGATAGATGCGGATGGCCAGAAGTTTAAGGAATATACCAGGGATTACGCCAGGCGCAAGGCTACCGGCAGGACCGGGAAGACTGGCCAGATCAGTTACGGTATTACACCGCCCAATTATATCCTGACTGGCCAGATGTTTGAAAAGTTCAGGGTCCAGGTGGCAAAAATGCGTAATGACATTCAAATAAAATACGGGATCCGCAAGTCCAAAGCCGGTACCAAGCTGGATGTAAATAACAAAATACGCAGAGTTGCGGAGAATCAAAATTTAGGACCGCTGGTCGAAGAGAAGATCGCGGTTGGCATAGCTGAAATGGTGGCCAGAAACATATCTAAACAACATGGGGCACCGGTGGTGCTCCATATATAAACCGTTTCTTGTCATCGGTTGGTGTATAGTATGAGAAGCTTAATAACAGGAGGACAGTATGTCCGAAGATAAAGTGCAGAGCGCGCAAATGGCGAGTGAGCAGCCAGCTAATGCTCAAGAGTCGGCAACTAATAGCCAGGATCAGTCAATAGAGCCCAATGTTGGCGAATTGATCGCGGAAAGCAAGAAGTATAGGGCACGAAGTCAAAAAGTGGAAGCTGAGAATGCCAAACTGAAAAAACAGATTGAGGATTCCAGGCAGAAACAACTTGAGGAGCAGCAGGAATGGCAAACGCTGGCTGAAGAGCGGGCGACCAGGATTGCCGAGCTTGAGCCCATTGTGGAAAGTGCGAAACAGCAGGAAACTGCAATGCGCCAAGAGCTTCTTAATGATTTTGAAGAAGAAGATCGTGAAACCTTTGGCGACTTGCCGTTTAGCAAGTTAAAAGCCGTTCACGGTAAAATAATCAGCAGTTCGGAAACTCGCGTGAATGTGGATAATTCCGTGGCCAAGGCACCTACCAATTATGGAGGATACAACAATATTGTTGAAATGGCCACCAAAAATCCTAAAGAAGCCGAGAAATGGCTGGCTCAGAATATCCCTAACTACAAGCCACGGTAATGACAGAAATAATTGTCAAGCAGAATAAGGAAAAGATCAATGACGGCGGTCACAAGCCGTTTGGCGTTGACCTGGATCCTAAAAAGGAACTGTGTCATGTTACAACCCCGGATAAGGATGCGGATGCCTACTATAAAGGCCAAAAGATGAATTACAATGACTATCTGGGAGAGCTCAAGGGACGCTGTGACCGGGCCGCAAAGGGCAAATCGCCCAGGTCTGTTGGATATTTTGCAGGGATTGGTGAAGGCACGTTAAATAAAAAATAATTAACTCTACTTGAAGGCCCACCAGGGCAGTTGATAGAGAGTAAAAGAATAGGAGTTATTTCATGGCACAAAGTGGCGAAATAACAGATGTCGCTGTAGCGGCTGGTGGTAAGGGTACCGCGGTAGCAGCAGCTATCGTACAGTTCCAAAAAGCCAACGTAATGGCACAATGTATTACAATGCAAGCAGCCCCTCAAGGGAATGCGGTGGTTAGATTCCCGGTTTACACGAAGTGGAGCTCCGGGACTGTTGATCCGACCATGTCGGCAAACGCAGAAGGCGCAGATGCTGCACTCACAGATGTTGAAACAACCGCTGTGGACGTTACACCAATCAGATACGGTCTGTACGCACAGATCACTGATCTATCTTCATTCGTGAATGCGGATGCGGTAATGGTACACGCTGGGCAACTGCTTGGTAATCAACTGGCACGGGTATTCGATGAGAAAATTGCTGCCCTGTTTGACGGATTTTCTAATACGTCAAATCTGACAACAGATTTAATCCGTATGGATCAAATCTGGGGCGCAGTTGCATCGCTGGAGCAGAATGACGCTCCGAAACCGTATCACTGCGTACTGCATCCTCTCCAAATGTGGGGTGGATTCGGTCTTTCTAAAGAGCTAGGATCTGGAACAGCATCTATCGTTGCTGATGTTTCACATGGCTCTTTGAATACTGCCAGTAATCCAGTTTCAGACCAATACTATAACAATGGTGTTGTGACGAAACTCGGACCGATCACATTTTACACATCCAGTGCGGTTAATGCCACATCTGACCAGCATATTGGGGCTATGTTCTCCAGTGACGCTATCGGGTGCGGGTATATTGACCTGGGCGGTGGAAGCATGATCGAGATTAAGTCAGGCCGGGATGAACCCGCGGCATTAACTGAACTCGTTGGGAACGCTTATTTCGCGTCCAGCGAATTGGTTGATGTGTATGGTGTTGAAATCAAGACGGAAACATCTTAATCAGTAAATGAAATACGCTGGGGGGTATTCATTGCCCCCCAGCACCAACTGGAGAAAACAAATGCCAGACTTAGAAAAAAAAGTTACCAGATATGAGATCACCAAGCCTAACGGCAAAGTGATTTATCGGTCTGTAGATGCCTGGGATAAAGACGCGAAAAAACGCTATGAATCCAAAGGCTGCAAAGTAAAAGAAGTACGAGAATAGAATTATTGTGATA